CAAGTTCAGAAACGATTTCAAGTCTCTGACCTTCAACAAAATAGTTCTTTAGCTCAACGTTTTCTGAAATTGTTTCGTCAAGTCTTGATTCTAGAGCTTCAACCTTTTCAGCCATTGCTTCTAGAACGTCAACCTTCTCCTCTGGAACACTAATATAGTGCTCAGCGAATAGGTTCTTCAATCCTTCAATGAACTCTTCAGCAAGTTCATTGCGTAGGGTTGATTCGATGGCTACTTCATTTTCTCTCATCCAATTCTCAACAACATAATCTAGATATGTGTCGAGCTTTGATGTCATTTCTTCAGCGATTGAAGAAACTTCTTCCTGTAGCTTTATTTCATATTCTTCTTCAAGACGTGTCTGCTCAGCGATTAGTCTAGCAGATACAGCTGCTTCAAATAGTGTAGCAACGTTCTCTTTAAATTCTTCGGAAAGATCCTGGCCATTGAACATTTCTTCAATGTCTTCCTTGACGTTTAGTTTAGGCATAGCATCGCGAGTTTTTGGCGCTGACTTGCCAGTTGCGTCTGAAGGTTTCATGTCAATAGTTGACTGATTGTGACCTGACTTGTCACCAACACCCCAATCTTTACCTGGTCCAAATTGTGCCTGAACCTGATTGAAGAAATTGATAAGATCTGATTTGCCCATACCAGCCATAACGTTCATAACGCCATGCATTGCTTGTAGCTTTGGCATTGGATCTGAAGGACGAGCGGATGGATGAAGCGACGAAGCTGCTAGTGTTTCCTCTGAAACTTCTGTTTCTTCTTCGCACTTTTTCTTCATTTTCTTTTTTGAAGATTCTTCTTCGTCTTCTTCGTGCTTTCCACCAGACTCGTATTTTGTTTCGTCTAGGTTAGCAACGTCTTCCAGATCGTGTTCGTTATTATCCATTGAAATAGTCTCCTATTAAAGAAATTTAAAATTATTTATAATAATTCTTATTTTAACGTTAAAGACGTTAGATACTTCTCAAAAATATCTAGCTTCTGCTCTTCAAGTTGAGCTTTTGATAAAGTGTGTATATGTTTCTTAGTTTCCTGAAGCTTTTCTTCGTGCCAAGTTCCTTTGACTGGATCGTAAATCCATTCAACGTTTTCCATAATACCATTTACAAAACAACCAGGACCACTTGGGTCAGAAACAATATCAACTGTTGAAAGTTTGAAGTCTGGTTGTACTACCATAACTCCATTAGACTCTTTTAAAGAACCCATACCACGTGTTGAAACACCAAGCTGACCGCCTGATTCTAGGAGACCTCTGGCTATCTCGCCCATAGGTGTAGAAGTAATCTTAGCTTTACCGTTTACATAATTACCATCCCACTTTAATTCTGTGATGATATGAGAAACACGGTCAAGATTAATAGTTGGTCCTGATGGATGATTTAGTTCGCCGAATGCTCTCTTAGCTTTGACTACTTCACGAAGATATCTATCTACTTCATTAACAAGAACATCTTTCTTATAGAGTCTGCCATTCTTGTTCTTTTCTTCGGCTGTCATGAAACGCCCAGTAATATAGTGGTGCTTCTTGCCGTCTTCAGATCTCTCAGTAATATAATGAGTGTCTTCTGTTAATTCGGCGATGAGTTTCATCTGTTATCCTCTGTATTCTACAGGAGCAGCTTTCATATTTGCTCCTACTACTGTGTCAGTTGGACCTTTGGAAAGGACAACTGCTTCTGAACCTAATACTGTTGTGTTAGCATAAACAACACCGTTAGCATAAGCTAGATTTACAACAGCAGCAGAGCCAGTATTAATAACTCTTATTGTTGTTGCTTGATCTACGTTGTTTGCTGATGCGATAGATACTTCTGCGCCTTTTAATTTTACAAACATTATAGTGTTCCTACATCTAATCTACCAGTGGTCCAACCAGCAGCACCAGGTCCGGCGTAGTCAGTGTTTGTTGCTGTCCCTGATTCCGACTGACCATGCATTTTCCATGCTTTGGCGTAAAGAACCTGTGTTCCTTTTTCTTTGCCATACTGTTTAATAAAACGTTCTTTATTAGCTTTGATCCATTTCTCAATCTTTGGGCTTGGTGGAGCTACTTCTTGTATATCTTCTTCTTTAACGATAGCTTTACCAACAGAAGAACCACGCTGTATAGCAGAAAGTTGTTTAGTAACTTTCTTATGCGCTACATCTTCAACACGTCCTTCTGAAACATGTTTTTTATCTGTTAACATTTTCTTGCCCTTATATCTTGGTTCTTTATCGGAACCAGATGGGCAAGCAGCTTCGCCGTGAACTTCGCACATCACACCTTCATTGGTTTGATTACATGCAGCTTCATAAACTCCATCTTTCTGGAATTTATACTTTGAAGTCTTTTCGCCGCCACCCTTCTTACCCTTGAATGCCGCTTCTGCATCATGTGGGTAATCATGAGTCTCAGTGTCATGTTTCTTAATAAAGGCAACGCCATCTTTAGCATTCCACTGATATAAATTCTTATCGTCAATATCTGGCGGAGCAACTGTAGTTTTATTTACTCCAGCGAACTGGCCTTTACCAGCAATATCTCTAAGTTTCTTCGCCATTATCCTCTTCCTCTGAGTTATCTAATTCTGGTTCTTCAGCATCATCATATTCTGCTTCCGGTTCATAACCATACATCTGCTGCGCAATAGCTATTTTTTTATTTTCAATAGCTGTAGAAATACGGTCAACAATCAAATCATTAAATGCTGCTTCGAAATCTGTTGGCTTCTGCTCTATAGCAGAAATAACTAAGTCATCTAATTCATATTTATTAACGTCAACCATTTACTTTCATCCTTTATTATTGTGTTGATTTTACCGAAGATCTTTGAACTAGTTCAGGATTTTTTGCTAATATTTGAACTGCTGCTTTATATTTGGCTTCATCTGACATAGTTCTATTGGCCTTTGGCATTTTCTTCATTTGATCTACGATTATTTCAGCGTTTCTAACTTGTTCCATTTTTTGCGCTAGTTCTGGATCTTGTCCCTGAGAACCTTCAACTCCTGGTTGAAGTTGCTGATCTTGCATACCTTGCATCTGTTGAGTTTGCATTTCAGCTTGCTGCAATAACATTTCATTATTAATAATAGCTGGATTAATCCATCTATTCTCGCCTTGATCGGCCATTTTTGATTCAGCGTTTATTTGTTTATCATTCTTTTCAATATCATCATCTGATTGTAAAAGAACATTCTTACGGACCCATTCATGACTATAATACTTACCAATCATATCTTGAATATTTCTAGCTTGGTTAATACGACCTTCTAGAATTTCAGCGTCTTTAAGTTCTGTGAAATAATTATCCTTAGCAAAATCAAAACGTATATCATCAGCAATAGATTTCCAATCGTCAATGGTTGTAATGCCTTTGAGGATTAGTTGTTTCTTCAGCATCTCTAGGAATAGGTTTGAGAATCTTCCTCTCAAACGAATACAGAAACGATTAAATTTTAATTCGTCTCTTGTAATTTCTGTTGCTCTACCTACTGAGAATAGAGCGTCTGAATTAAGTCTTGACACTGGAACATTAAGCGCCTGTAAAAACTTCTTTTGGAAGTATAAGACGTCGTCCATTTGTCCCAGTGTCTGGCCACCTGGAAGAGTAGTAACCTCAGTCCCTCTTCCCCCCTCGCGACGGGGTAGCCAATAGTCTTCAAGCATAGTCATGAACTTACGATCGTCACGAATGTCACCAGTCTGTGCATCGTAAATTAGACGGTTCTTGTGCTTGACCATAATGTCACGAACATACTGCTCTGCTTTCATCTTAGGAAGATTGCCAACGTCGATATACCAAATACGACGTTCTGGTGCACGAGCAAGACGATAGATAACTAGAGCGTCTTCTAATGTTCTTAATTGATTGAGTGGTTTGATTGCTTTGTGAAGATAGGAAAGAACCATTGTGCCTTGATTGTCTGTTAGACCTGACACAACATGAAGAACTGAATCTTTGGCGATTTTCAAACCGGTGGTCGAAGGGCCGACTGCTTTATTGCCAAAGTTGAAACCTTTGTCATTGAAAATAAAATATTCGTTGACTGTTTTGGTTACAACTGCATCGCCTGGATTATTGGCTTGAATCTTTTTCTTCTGAACTTCGCGGACCTTACGAATCTTTCTAGGGTCAACGTAACGAATTTCTTTAATACCTGCTGCTGGATTTTTGTCATCGATGATAACATGATAATACAAACGCCCATCAATATACCAGCGTCTATAAATCTCGTAAGCGTATTTGTTGAAACCCAAAAGATTTAAACAATATTGGAATTCATCGCGAATAATCTTTTTAATGTTTTCGTTAATTTTTAATTGTTCTAAGTTAATTTGAACAATGTGTTCTTCGTCGATTGAAATAGACTCATTAACAATTTCGTCAACAGCTGCATCACACTCAGGCTGTAATGACATTTCTCTATATTTTGTTACTAACTCTGCTTCAGATCGAACTGTTCCATCAAGATCAACATAAGTGCCAAATGCGCCACCTGCCGATACGACTACTGCACCATCATCTGAATCCTTTGGAGGAGCAAACGATGGTAACTCTTGATCTGGACGTTTTTTTCTGAGTTCAAACCCGAATAGTTCTGCCAATTTTTTTCTCCAAGTATTGAGGGGAGTTGATCTCCCCTCTTCATCAATATAAAGTATTTATTATAGTACTGATTGAGGTCCGATTTCAGTCTCAGCAAGATAAGTAGTAACCTTACCTGATGTTTTGACTGAAACGTCTTCAATTGTAGGAATCCAATAATCATAAGCAAAGTTTACTGTAAACTCTTCAATGTTATTACCAGAATCCCAACCTAGACCAATACCACTTAGCTGTGTTGGAAAAGCGCCCCAAAGCTGATATTCACGAAGAACATCACCATCTTTACCAAATTGTGTAACATCAACTAGTGTTTTATACTGTTCTGCAGAAGCAGTAGGAACACGAACGTTTGAAACTACAGTGTTAATGCCATTTAGCCAAGCTTCAAACATTGAACGAACAGAGAAATCTTCATCGTTCATAATTGTTACTGACCAATCAGCATAAGTTCTTTCTCCAGCAACCTTAATCTTACGTCCGAAATAAGGAATTTCGATGTTAGAAACAGTTGACTCAGGAAGTTCTGCAGCACGACATGTGAATACAAACTTTCTGAATGCTTCCGGATTTAACGGAATACCTACTGGAGGAGCAACATTAATTTGGAAGAGGGAGGGTCTAGCTCCACCATAAACTAGACCCTGTGCCTTAAATTGATTAATATTGAAAGCCATCTATTTTACTCCTTTGAGATTTTATCTATTTATTAAAACTTTCCGATAACTTCAGTAAACTGCACTCCAGTTGGAACAGCAATAAAGTTAAGCTGGATGAAGTTAATGCTTCTCGCAGGTTTAATATAGATATCACCGACAAACTGATTGCTGTCGATAATTTGTGGCGTATTATTTGTATCGTCACAAACAACGTAGAAGTCAGTAATACCACGTCTACCCTGAATATTGCGTAGGTATGGTGTTACTAGGTTCTTGAACTGCGCTCTAGTAAATGCGTCATTGAACTCGAATAGTGAATATTTAGCTGAAATAGCAATTGCCTTTTCAAGAACAATGAATAGTCTACGAACATTGATACGATCAAACGCAGATGGCTTAGACTGTAGAGTCTTATCGCCATACAAGATAGTTCCTTGGCCTGGGAAAGTTACAACTGGATTTATGTTCTTAACATAAAGAGTGTCTCTTTCTGCCTTGCGTGGATTAAATGCTAGTTTAACTAGGTTCTTAATCTGACCACGGTTGAAACCTGCAGGTGAGAACCAAACTTCTCTTGAAGCGTCGGATCTTACACACAATCCAGCAATATCACCATTTAGAGGAATCCAACGATAAACGTCGTTATAACGGTCATACTGATACTTGTAACCGGAATCAAGAATTGCGTATGAAGAATCATGAATTACATTTCTCCAAGCAACAAGATCTGCAGCCTCATTACCTGTGTTGTTTACTACAGTTCTCTTATCAGGCGAGATAAGAGCGACACAGTCTCTTCTGATATCGCAAATATTATCGATAATATAATTTGCTAATTCATGATTATAAACAGTTACTTCGTTACCATCTTCGTCTTCAGAAATAGTCATTCCACCAGTTGGACGACCTTGAAGAACAAGAGAAATATCGATATCTTCAGGTGAAACGAATAGATCGTATGCTTCACCAAGAATATCAATAGTGGCGTTTTCTTCAGAAAGACCATCAGCGCCCAGTGAGAACTGAACACTTGCAGGTCTTGAAGAAGTTGAAGAAGTTAGATTTATAGCATTATTAGAACGAGCAGTTGCTCTATCGTTTGCCCACCAAATATACTGAGAACCTTCGTTGACAACTGTCTTGTAATAATTTACAGAGTTATCTTCGTTCTTAGCGTCTGTGGCTCTTGAAAGTTTCTGATGAACTTCTAGGATTTGACCAGGAACGCCAGTAAAGGCACCGTTATTATCAACTACAACGACATGAAGTTCATCGTTTGCTGATGTGTTACCGTTAAAAAGCTGCCATTCTGACTGTCCAGGAGCTCCATCAACTACGTCAAAGAATTCCCAAAATCTTTGAATTTTATTGAAAGTATAGTTTGAACGTAGTCTATAAGGATCCTCAAACCCAATATTCAATGTAGAAGTATTGGCAAGGAACTTACTGTTTGCTCCATTAGTCTGAACAAGATTTACTCTGTTTCCAAATGGTGTTGTTGATAGTCTGAATGATGTGTTATTGGCTTCAATTACATAGTAAGTTGTACCATTAGTAAGACCAGCAATTACAGCATCGCCAGCGTTGTTAGAATAAACAACGGCATCACCATTAGAGAACGGATTTTTAGTAACTGTGATAAAATCAGTACTTGTATTAACGTTATTATTTCCGCTAATTGAAACGTTGGCTGTTACATTTGTTGTAACAGAAGTTCTCTTAACTTGAAGGTACTGATAACCAATAGTGCTATTACCAGCCAAAATTCTATCGCCAGCAGCTATCTGACTCTGAACTGTAGTAATAGATGCATTAGTAGAAGTATTACCAACGAATTTAACGAGACCTGTATTTGAACCTATTCTAAATTCAATACGATTAGTCAATGCAATATTTGCTTGATAGCTGTTTGCATTATCGCAGATAGCAACTCTCAAAGAGTTACCCATCAAACCTGGATACTTTGCTACGTAAATAACGTCGGCATCAAAATTGCCATCGATATCAGTATAAACATTACGATTTTTTACAATCTGATTTACTAGATTAGCTACGAACGGAGTTCCTGTAGAATCATCAAAGCCGACAGCTGTATAAGCAGTATCTGGACGACCAAAATAGATATCTGCATTAGCTGTGCCAGTTATTGAACCAGTAGTTGTAGTGAATATATTCTGGTTAAGAACAATAGCTGTTGTGTTAATAGCAGCAATAGAAAATGCATTTGAGGCTGCAATTATGCTTGAATTAGTTGTCTGGTTGATATACATACCAACGGTTAGACCCAAATTAGCAACATTTGCTCCAGTTCCACTAGTCAAGATGTTATTTGAAACTGATGAATTTGCTGCAAGAACAAAGGTTAGAGGGCCAGGAGTAGCTCCATCTACTTTTGCTGCTCTAGAAACATAAAGACGATTTGAATATGCCAAAAAGTTTGCAGCTGTAAACCAAGTTTCAGCGTTGAAATTAGTTGGCTTGGCGAATCTTCTTACAAGATCGTCTTCTGTTGAGATGAGAACACGTTCACCTATTGGACCCCAACGGAATACGCCAGCAAAGGCACCGTCAGATGTGGCTACTGAAGGAACAACGGTTGTAAGATCGATTTCTGATACATTTACACCAGGTGATAGTTGGAAAGCCATTTATTTTTCTCCCTTTTGCGAGAACTTGCAATTATGAATTTTTTATATTTATAAAATGGGCTTTTTTAGAAGTCCTGTGGTTGGTTCCACATCCAAGAATCGCCTATAAATTTTTCATAATCTTCTTCAATAAAATCTTCCCTTCCGGAGTCCACAAACCCAAAAGGAGCTAAATCTTGCTCCATATCTTCTTCAGTTTTGTCCCTTAGTGACATAAGAGTGTTAATGTTAGTATAATCTTTAAAATATTGCTGATCTGATAACCAAGCAAATAGAACCAGACACATTACCAAATCGTCGTGTTTACCTGGTTCAGCTTCGTACGAAGTTCCTTTTTTAGAAAAAGTCCCTAATTCGCTAATAGTGTTTATGTCGTTGACAATCAATTGGTTTTGTTCTATAAGAAGTTTTAATATGGAACATCCTATAGATTTGACAATTTTAGTAGTTCTAATTCCTTTATCAACACTTCCCCCTCCGAATCCAGCTGTGATTCTTTTACCGGATCGGCCTGCATTTTCAGTGAATAACACATTTTCATACCCAAAATCATAATTCAATGAAGTTGAAACCTGTTCTCCAATATCATTAACTTCAACCAATACAGAAGCGTTATTATACGCTTTGGCTGTTCTGTGAATAATATCAGCATAATCTAAAGGAGTAATAGCATTATTTCTATAAACGCCCGCTTGTTGATAGGGCATAGAAGTGACATCGATCAGCTGAAAAGCGGAATAATCCAACCCCTTACCACGAGAAACGTCACAGACCATCATATAAACATGGTTAGGTTCTGGCGCTTTGAATTGAGTTAAACCGTCTTTTTGTAAAATTGGATTTTGGGAAATTAGTTCTTTAAGTTTCCAACCAGCAATTAGCGTTCCAGAGGATCCCAAAAATTCACAATTGTATTCCTGATCGAACTTCTCTAAGTCGAAGTTCATACCTGCTATAGTTTCAGATTTCCACTTTTCATCTCTACCCGGAACACTAGTCCAGTGAACAAGAATAGGATGATACCCATTTTGACCTTTTTGAGCATTGGCCCAAGTAGCATGAAAATGATTCAAACCATTAGGAGTAGAAACTAGAATAATCTTAGATTCTGAGCCTGATGAAATAGTAGGATAAACTGACGTAAAGAATTCATCCCAATTCTCAATGAACGCTGCTTCGTCGATGAACAGAAGGTTGATGGTATAACCACGGATGGCAGAAGCTGATGTTGCAGCAGCCAAAACACGGCTGTTGTTTTCAAGAACGAACGAACCCTTGTTCCATTCAACAACACCCTGCTGAAGCCATTTGGGCAGATGCTGGTAAGCGAGCTGGACACGACCAAGAATTTCTCGAGCCGTATCTCCTTTGTTGGCTAGCAGAGCAACAGTTTTATCTGGATGGAAAATTATATACCAAAGGATAAATGCACAGGTAGTGGTTGACTTACCTGCCTGTCGAGCAGTAGTGACGATAGAGTAACGATTATCTTTAAAAGATCTAACCATATCCTTCTGATAATCATACATTTTAAAACTTGTAAGACCCTCATTAATTGAGATGATCTTCATATAATTTTCAGTAAAATAGATAGGATCTTGTTGACATTTAACATACTCCTGAACTAATTCCGGAGTCCATTCTATATTTTGATTAGTCTTTTTTAGAAGAACATTACCCTTATAACCGCCTGTCAAATCATTCATTGTTCTTCATTTCCTTAAGAACTTTTTGCAATTCAGCGGTTGAACCTACGAATAGATTGTTATTGATAGTTTGGGCTTTATCGCTGATTGGAGAGTCAGCAGCATCAATCTCGCGAATTTTTGTTTGTAATTGTAACAATTCTTTGTTGGTGTTAACCATTGTATCCATAAGTTTAGCCAAAACTTCAAATGCACGTGGATGTTGAGATTGACCAGCTATTTCAGATAGCTTGTCCATGGCTTGTTGGCCTGTTTGAATTACTTCGTAGAGATTAGCACGTGCTGCTTCGAAATCATTCCTTGCGGAATCATCGTGAGCCTTTGCTATCAAATCATCAACTTGTTTCTCATATTCCAATGGAGGCAAACCTAATGCCTTACCAATTGGATCATCATCTTTTTCTGTCATTCGATCTCATCAGTGTTGTAAATTTGAGTGATAAATCCATAATCATCATCAGCGTCAATTTCTGTATATGGTAAAGTTCCCGTATTCGCATTTGGTTTTCCAGTATATGTAATAGGATCGCCGTTTGCGTCTAAACCTGGTTGGATAGTAATCTTTTCTGCCATCGGTGTTATACCTCTACCCTGAGCGGCTGTGTTTGTAGAAGGTATATAGAACTGAGTTCTAATGAACTTAATAATGCCAGAAGACTTCACTGGTCCATAAATGTAACCTTTTAAAGTAAAATCTAGTTCCCAAATGATTGCTCTTCTCTCTGAGTAATCACCATCATATTTATCAATCTGGTTAATGTTGTTAAGAACAATAGGAATATCCATTGTTACATTTACTTCAGGAATAAGATTGACAGTAGTCGTCCAATCTGGAGTAAAATACGGTAATATCTGCTCGATAATTTTAGTTCCGTCTTCAGCATTTTTGACATAGATATATACTTTGAAATTTATGTTATATGGAACAGGATTATATTGATATTTAAATTTGCTTATGTTATCAGCGTCTTTGACTGCAATTCTTCCAATAGTGTTTAGTTTTCTGGTGCCATCATATTCCATTTTGCCCATCTCAAATGAGATCATAGGCATAGCAGGAACAGCATTAGTTTTGTCTAGTGCAGGATCTTGAAGAACACGAGCAAGCATTTTATCTTTTGCTGCATATGTAATTGGAACTTTCAACAAAGCAGTCACATTGCCTGATGAATCTGTTCTAGTGATACGAATATTGTTCAATAACGTACCCATCAGAATTACATATTTTCGAATCAAACTAAAGTAAAATGGCTGACCAAACATTATATTTTACCTTCACTAAATGGGTCTATTGAAGAGAAATCTACAAATTGATCAGACTCGGCTTGAATTTCATCACTATCATCGGCTGTGATATTACCAATAGCAGAGTTTTCTAGAATAATATAATCATTCTCTTCTGTTTTAATTTCTTGGTTAAGTTCATTGTTTATAGTCCAATCAAGAATATTCTGGCTGTTTTGTTTTTGTAAAGCGTCAATTTCAGGTATACCTGTGTTGAGTAATTCTCCAGAATACTCAAATACTTCACAGGTCATTTTCCAAGTATATAACTTACCAAGTTGATAGAACATTTGATACTTATCGACAAATCTAATGACAAAAGCTCTTTGGTTCAATGGAAACCAAATAATATCGCCTTCGTTTGGCCTAATTTGCGTAGTATATTCTGAAACTTCTTCGTTAAAAGTTCTCGTAGCTACTGAAAATGTAACTTGATTTCTTACCTCAACGCCAAATTTGGATAAAAATTCTTGATCGCCTGTGAATCCGTCGACGGATTCAATATACATGACTATAGGATATGCAACTTCGTAACTTGAAGAATCGTCGGCTCCATAAACCGAATCATAATTATTTAATTTTCGTGGAATATAGAAGACATCATGCCCATATATAGACATAGATTCAATAATCAAATTTTCCAACAAAAGCTGTTCTTGACTGGCTTGAAAATTATTGAAGAAAAAATTAGTGGCCATAATTATCCAATCATGTCTACAGCTGGTAGCGAGTATGTGTAAATCATTTCACGCTCTAGATCTGCTTTTTCCTGAGTGGCTTCATCGTATATTTTTTGACCATTAAAAGTCAGTCCACCTGGCATTTTCATACCTTCAAACTTCTTAAGGTTTTGACCCCATTGCTGTTTGATTAAACAAGCTGCATATCTTAGTAACCAACGATCGCTCCAAGCGTCAGTATAAACAGCAGGGTCAACAACTTGATACGCTTCAATGATTAAATAATTACCTATAGCAATTTGATCCCAAGACATGTCAATATAAAGTCTATTGATATGTCTATTGTATCTAAGTGGCTGTTGACCGACTAGCATCTGTTCTAAAAACTGAACATGATTCATGGCCATATAATATGGCACCATAGAAACTGATGTTAAAGTGTAAAGATCGTTCAACGCAATCTGGTAACGAATATTAAAAAGGTTGTTAAGACCAAGTGCAGAACCAAGAGGAAAAATATTAACAGCGCCAATAATATTTTCTGGAAGCGTAATATACTTGTTATCTATATCAGTTTGATCAATTTGTCTTTTGTAATATGTTTTTTCAGAACCATCAAAATGATAATCCCAAAAATATCGTAGAGCTTCGTCGATACGATCGGAAACTTGATCATCGTCTACGTTTATTTCGATGACTGGTTTACCCAATCTTCGTAAACAATTTTCAACAAATTCTGCTCTTGATGCTGGGATTGCCATTTATTGTTCCTGATTTTCTGAGTAACTATTCCACTTAGCGAGCGGACATCTAGATTCGGGGAATATAGTTTTTAATTTCATAAAACAACCGCATTCTTTACATGTAAAAAATGTCTTATCGAATTTTTCGCATTGATTGCAAACTTCTAATCTTTCTTTAGATTTTTTACTTCTTTCTTTCCAAACTTCTTTAACGTCTTTCATGACTATTTATCAATCACAAGTTCGTTAAATAAATTCTGCAATTCTAATAATTGTGTTTTGTCTATTTTATCTAAGTCTTCGGGTCTAGTTTCTAATAATCCGTATTCTTTTATTTTTTTATAATATTTTGATAACAATTCATCAAAATTCTCAGGTTTTTTAATCCAATTATTAGAAGAAACAGACCAAACGTAATAATTGCCATCGTCAGGCGCAGAATACGGCGCATTCATAATTTTTCTCATGTTCTCATTATAATCTCTTACTGATTGAATAGCTAATTGTATTATTTCTTCTTCAGAAAGCGATGTTATTTCGTAATGATCTGTCCATATTTCAGTATTGTATTCTTTAGATAACTCCTGGTCGCTAATATAATGAACAGAAGAAAGTTTTTGATGAATTGCGACGTCTGGTAATGGCTTTCTTATAAATCTAGCATAACCTTCTGGTGGATTGTCAGGATCAAAATTTGAAAAAAGTAATCTCATGTTCCATTCTGCAATCGGGTGCTCATATGGTTTATTGTTTTTAATTTGAATAAAAAATTTTTCTGTCATGTTTAACTCCAAGATATCAAAACAGAACCATTGGCACCTGTTCCACCGGGACCGCCGCCCCAATCACGATTTCCGCCACCACCTGCGCCACCCTGTCCTACTACTACTTGATAACTTGATGACCAAGTAGGATGACCCGCTGTAGAATTGAAAGTCCAAGATTTAGTCTGTCTATTTCCTGTACCACCTGGTCTACCTGCGCATCCACCATTAGGAGATCCGCCAGCGCCTCCTGCGCCACCACCAGCTCCTTGATTAACGCCACCAGAACCAGTTCCGTTTCCTCCCCCCGGACCACTTCCGCTACATTCGGGTGCACCGTTTCCACCAAATCCGCCTCCTGCAACTACTGGAGTTGAAGAAGCAAATCTTGATTCTCCACCATTTGTGCCTGGTGAACCGGGACAAGGGCCTAAAAACCCGCATGGAAAAGCAAAAGTTCCACCACCACCGCCGCCGCCTCCGGCACCTCTAACATCAACATTCAATGTTTGATATGGAGGAGTTAGAAATGTATACGTTCCAGGAGTGCTGTAACTATTACTTCCTGCTACAGGTTTACCTCTTGCATTTGTCATACTTATCTGAGCTGCACTAGTAGAAACATCTAATAAAATTCTAACATTAGTATCATTTAAACTTATTTGAGCTGTTGCATTGTTATAAACAATACTTGCAATGTCAGAAAATGATATAGCGCCAGTACTCGGTGTTGGCATTATTTATTCTCCAACATTTTTTTAAGTTCGTTAATTTGATTTTGCTGTTCTTTGATTGCTTCTATTAGAATTGCAAACAATCCTCTATCGCGCAAAGATAGATAACCATCTTGGCCTTCACGAACCAGTTCTGGTATAACTTCCTGGACGTTTTGTGCAATCAAAC